TTGCAAGTTGTATAAAGGAAGACTTACCAAAGAAAATAAGATGGTAGATGTCAGATTAAATTACGATACTGGACTAGACCTGTACTACGGATTAACTGATCTGGCACTGGAACAAGGACTGTTTAAAAAGAACAGCACTAAAATAGAATTGCCTAATGGAGAACGAGTATTTGAAAAACAAATCAATGACAATCCAGAAAAGTATTTCACTCCAGAGATATTAAAGCAACTAGATGAGGCAGCAGGAAAGGTGTTTAAATACGGCGGTTCAGATTGATGCACAGGATACGAAATGCAAGAAATTAAATCAGTAATATTTTCAAATCTTGTAAAAAACGAGTCATATTCCAGAAAGGTTGTTCCGTTTTTAAAGTCAGAATACTTTAAATCCAGAACAGATAAATTCTTTTTTGAATTGATTTCTGATTTCATAACAAAATACAATAATCTTCCTACCAAAGAAGTATTAGGTATTATGTTGGATAAATTGGAAGGAATATCAGAAGAAGAAGTTACTACCATTGGTCAACTCATAGAAGACGCGTATCGACCTGTTGCAGATGTAGATTTCAGTTGGCTTATGGACGAAACAGAAAAGTTTTGTAAAGACAGTGCAGTCTACAATGCCATAATGGAATCGATCAACATTATTGACGGAAAAGGAAAATCCGATTCTGGTGCAATACCTGATATCCTTTCCAAGGCACTTGCAGTATCTTTTGACAGTCATATTGGTCACGATTATATTGAAGACGCAGAAGAACGATATAATTTTTATCATACAGTAGAACAAAAAACTGGATTCGATCTAGAGTATTTTAATCTGATTACAAACGGAGGAACTCCTGCTAAAACTTTGAATATAGTAATGGCAGGAACAGGCGTGGGTAAATCTTTATTTCTTTGTCATCACGCTGCAAATTGTTTAAAACAAAATCAGAATGTACTGTACATTACTTGTGAAATGGCAGAAGAACGAATTGCAGAACGCATAGATGCCAATCTATTAGATATCACAATGGATGATTTAAAGAAATTACCTAAAACTATGTACGATAAACGAATCGAAAGTATATCAGAAGTAGTTACTGGTAAACTTATTATTAAAGAGTATCCAACAGCAACAGCAAATGCAAATCATTTCAGATTCTTGTTGGACGAACTTTGGCTTAAAAAACGATTCAAACCTAGTATTATATTCATTGATTACTTGAATATTTGTTCTTCGTCTCGACTTAAAAATGCAAACAATACTAATTCGTATACTTATGTCAAGTCGATTGCAGAAGAACTCCGAGGACTTGCTGTAGAATATAATGTTCCTGTGTTTAGTGCCACTCAAGTTAATCGAACAGGATATCAGAACAGTGATATCGGTCTAGAAGACACATCCGAATCGTTTGGACTTCCTGCAACCGCAGACTTCATGTTTGCCATGATATCCAACGATGAATTAGATGAAATGAATCAAATTCTAATCAAGCAGTTAAAGAATCGATACAACGATACAGTTGTAAACAGAAAGTTTTTAGTAGGAATTAATCGTTCAAAGATGAAATTATTTGATGTTAAACGAGAACAACAAACTGTTCCTATTTCTACAGAAAAGATAGATCTGATTCCTAAACGTGTTCCTAATGCCGCTGCCTGGAATTTTTAATGTGTTCGTATATTGATGTTAAATATATCAATTTAGTTTCTCCACTGTTAAAAAAATTCAAGTGGAAATCTACTAAACTGGCAAATTGCAGATGTCCTATTTGTGGTGATTCCACAAAAAGCAAAACAAAGGCTCGAGGATATTTCTTTAAAAAGAATAATGATTTCTTTTTCAAATGTCATAACTGTGGTGCTGGGTTAAATGTTTATAATTTTTTAGAACGAATGGCACCAACTCTGTGTCGTCAATACGCACTGGAACGATATACCAAAGGAGAAAATAATAAATCAAATTATATCAAACCAGAAACTAAAGATTTGTATCCAGAACCAGCAAGTATACCAAAACAGTATTCTTATATACCCGTTTCCGATTTACCAGATGATCATATTTGTAAAAAATACCTTCAATCTAGAAAATTAGATCGTTACTATCATCGGTTTGGTTACGCAGAAAATTTTGCTAAGTTGGCCAAAGAAATCAATTCTAAATACGATTTATTCGAGGAACCCAGATTGGTTATTCCAATAATGGACGAATCAGGCAAGTTACAAGGAATTCAAGGAAGAATATTAGAAGGATCCAGAAACGAGACCAAATATATCACTATACGAATAACAGAAGATCCTCTTTGTTACGGCATAGACAGAATAGATAGAAACAAAACTGTTACGGTGGTGGAAGGACCAATAGACAGTATGTTTATAGACAATGCAATAGGATGTCTTGGATCTAGCAACTTTCGTGAAATCGAGTCTAGATTCGATATAGTCGATGCAGTATATGTTCTAGACAACGAACCCAGAAACAAGGAAATAGTTCGAATTTTAGAAAAACTTATCAAAGACGGAAAACGAGTTTGTATCTGGCCCAAAGAAAACAAGTTTAAAGATGTTAATGACATGGTCTTGCAAGGAATCAATGTCTGTGATACAATAGTGAGTAATACTCATTCCGGATTGTCTGCTATGTTGAATTTAAATGAATGGAGAAAATTATGAATGAAGATTTTAAAAATATGACACCAGAAGAAATAGAACAATTTGAAGACGCGTATCTTATGTTTACTTCGAACTTTATAGAATATGTTCGAGAAGTTCATCCTGACGTTTTCAAGCGAGCATTAGATTACGCAGCGACGGTTAACCCATGATAAACAGAATAGAAGTTCTTAATCGTGGTTATGTCGATTATATAGATCACATGGGCAACGATCTAACTGTTGTCAATGCGGCTCGAGTCTCATTCAACAAACAAAGTGAATGGGACGGCGAGCAACATTGGACAGGAGGAATCAAAGACAAAAAAATGTCTGAACGTGATCAAAAACTCATACGATATCTTGCCAAACACAATCACTGGACTCCGTTTGCCCATCCTCAAATTACTTTACGAATCAAGGCTCCTATTTCTATACGAACACAATTCTTTAAACACAAACAAGGATTTGTTGAAAACGAAGTTTCTCGACGATACGTTACAGATCCTCCAGAGTTTTATATTCCACTTTGGAGAAAGGCTCCAACAGAAGGAGCAAAGCAAGGATCTAGTGGTTTTGTTGAAAATCATGAGGAAATTCATCTCAGAACTCAACGATACATTGAAGCATTGCAAAGTTGTGTCAAACACTACGAGTCGTTGATTGAATCAGGTGTTGCACCAGAACAGGCCAGATTTATTTTACCCCAGGGAGTTTTTACTGAATGGTGGTGGACAGGTTCTCTTGCTGCCTTTGCGCGGTTTTACAAGCAACGCTCAGATCCTCATGCACAATGGGAAATACAACAGTACGCGGAAGCCGTTTCAAAAATAATCAGCAGGCTTTTTCCTGAGTCTTGGTCTTGTTTGATTCAATCTGCATAAATAAAGAAATAACTTATGAAAAATCAAATAGAACTACCGTCACTTTATCAACAGTTCATTCATCTTTCCAGATACTCCAGATGGTTAGAAAAAGAACATAGACGAGAAACTTGGGCGGAAACCGTTAAACGGTATTTTGATTTTTTTGAAAATCACTTGGCAGAAAGTCAAAAGTATAATCTTTCTAAACAATTACGAACTGAACTGGAAAACAGTGTTTTAAACCTGGAAATTATGCCCAGCATGAGATCGTTAATGACTTCTGGTGAGGCCCTTGACAGAGACAACACGGCAGGATATAATTGTAGTTATGTTGCAGTTAACAGAGTTCGAGCTTTTGATGAAATTTTATACATACTCATGTGTGGTACTGGTGTGGGATTTAGTGTAGAACGCCAATATGTTGAAAAACTTCCTACAATTGCTGAAAACTTTTCTCCATCAGAAACTGAAATCTGTGTGGAAGACAGTAAAGCGGGATGGGCAAGATCATACAAAGAACTCGTCTCGTTACTTATTGCTGGTCAAATTCCGAGGTGGAACCTTAAGAAGATACGAGCTGCAGGAGCAAGACTTAAAACCTTCGGCGGTCGCGCATCTGGTCCACAACCGCTCAATGATTTGTTCCGATTTACCGTTGATACATTCAAGAGGGCTGCTGGCAGAAAACTTACGAGCATCGAGTGCCACGATATCGTATGTAAAATTGCTGAAGTTGTAGTTGTAGGAGGAGTTCGTCGATCTGCACTAATTTCTCTGTCTAATTTAACAGACGAGAAAATGAGAGACGCCAAAGTAGGACAATGGTGGGAGGCAAATCCTCAACGGTCGCTTTCTAATAATTCTGTTGCGTATAAAGAAAAACCTGATATTGGTGTGTTTATGGAAGAGTGGTTGTCTCTCTATAAATCGAAAAGTGGAGAACGAGGAATTTTTAATCGTGATGCCTGCAAGAAAACTGTTGCAAAATTAGGAGACAGAAGAGATCCTAACTACGAATGGGGTACGAATCCGTGTTCAGAAATTATTCTGAGAGATCGTGAATTTTGTAATCTGACAGAAGTAATTGTCAGAGAAAACGATACTCCAGAAACTCTTAAACGCAAAGTTCAACTTGCCACTATACTAGGAACCTGGCAGGCGTCTTTAACTCATTTTCCGTATTTGTCTTCAGAATGGAAGAAAAACTGTCAGGAAGAGGCACTGTTAGGAGTTTCTCTTACTGGTATTTTAGACAACAAGATGATGAGAAATCCCGGCAAAACACTGGAAACTTTGTTGGACGATCTTCGTTCCAGTGCAATCACAACCAACAAAGATTGGGCAAAACGTATCGGAATTAATCCTGCCGCTGCAATCACATGTGTCAAGCCAAGCGGAACGGTATCGCAATTAACAGATTCTGCCAGTGGAATTCATCCAAGACACAGTAAATACTATATTCGTACAGTACGTGCAGACAGAAAAGATCCGTTATGTCAAATGATGTTAGACAAAGGATTTCCTGCAGAACCATGTGTAATGAAACCAGATTCTACCATGGTATTTTCGTTTCCGGTAAGTTGTCCTAATTCTTTTACCAGGAACGATCTGACTGCAATCGACCATCTCAAGATATGGTTAACTTATCAAAGACATTGGTGCGAACATAAGCCCAGTATAACTGTAACAGTAAAAGAATCCGAATGGATGGATGTTGGTGCATGGGTATACGAACATTTCGATGAAATCAGTGGAATATCGTTTTTACCTCATTCTGATCATTCGTATCGTCAGGCACCGTATCAGGAATGTACCAGAGAAGAATGGGAAAGTTTAAGTAACATATTGCCTAAACAAATCAATTGGACTGGAGAATTGGTTTCTTTTGAACAAGAAGATCAAACCGTAGGTAATCAAACTCTTGCCTGTTCGGGCGATAAATGTGATTTTGTTGATTTAACTAATTAATACTATTATAAATCAATAGGCTTATAAATAAACTAGGAGGGCTCTTTATGTTCAAAGTCCTTAACTGGTTTGTTTTATCGTTGCTGTTGATTGGTTGCAGCATCTCCAAACCAATCGTTCAAGTTGAATCAAAAGAATCTGTTCCTAAACTAGGAATATTTCGAGGATTCGATATATGCACCACCGAAACAGATTCGTATCCCGGTGTTGTTGCATTGCACTCTACAGATTCATTTGTAGGTAGCGGAGTTTTAATTAGTCCGTATTATATTCTTACTGCAGGACATTGTATAGATGGCGGTAATTTAGATTACATTAAATTACTAGACGGTCGAACTTTTTGTATCAGCGAAACAATACTTCATCCTGTATACGGAATAGGCGAATTGGTTTTAAACGATATCGGAATAATTGTATTAAATGAACCAATACTGGATGTAGAAACTTATCCGTTGTGTAGATCTATATCAGAAATATCAAAGTACCAACATATTGATATTTCAGGATGGGGTGCAAAAATTAAAAAACAAAGTCAATGGAGCAAGTTTTTCTTTTACGGAGTTATCCAACGAGAAGAAAATCAATTCAAAGTTCTTCCATTAAACGGTACTGTTTGGTTTGGAGATTCGGGCGGTGCAGTATACTCTCAAATCAACGGGAAAAAATATTTAATAGGAATAGTAAGTAATTTTTCGGCCACTTTGGTAGAAGGAAAGATACAATTTATAGAAAATTCATTTGTACGAGTAGATTATTATCTAGGTTGGATCTTGTCCGAAACTAAATAGTATGATGATAATCGCTGGAATAGATTACAGTCTTAATGGTCCGGCAATATGTGTTACCGACAGTACCATACCATTTAATTTTAAACACTGTAATTTTTATTTTCTTTCTGATACTAAAAAGTATTCTAAAACATTTCTTAATAATATTCACGGCGAAACGTTTAAAGAATACAATGAAGAATCTGAACGATACGATTCAATTTCAGATTGGGTGATGGGAATAGTGGCAGGAATAGATCAAGTGTGTTTAGAAGGATATGCGTATACTGCACAAGGAAGAGTTTTCAACATTGCAGAAAATACTGGAATATTAAAGTATAAACTTTGGCAAAGCAGAATACCAGTGGAAGTAGTTGCTCCCACAACAATAAAGAAATCAGCAACAGGTAAAGGAAATTCAGATAAATCAAAAATGTACGAACAGTTCATGGAAGACACCAGTGTTCCTCTTATGGAATTAGTGTCTCCTGATAAAACAAAAATATCAAATCCGGTTTGTGATATAGTAGATTCGTACTACATCTGCAAATATTTACACGAAAAACTTAACGATTAATTTACGCTTTTCTAGTTCTAGTAACAGGAGTTGCACGAGAAGCTACAACAATAACTTCAGGAGATTTAGAACTTTTATCTTTTCTTTTGGCCACAGGCATTACAGCAGGCTGTGGAATAGTAGGTGGCCACTGCTTGGCAGGCTCTGCCGCCTGCTTGGCAGGCTCTGCCGCCGAAGATGCGGAATTAGCAGAAGATTGTTTAGATTTCTCAAGAAATTCTTTTTCAAGATCATCTGCCGTGATAGGTTCGCCAGTCTCGAATGCTCTGATTATGCCTGAAGGTGCGTTGGGGTTCCACCCAGAGTGCGACAGAGGTTGCACAGATCCGGGGACTTTGAGACTTGACGGTGGACCTATAAAATCAGGATCACCGTCTTGTGGTGGATTAGAAGAACTTCCAGAAGAATTCTGAGAAGAACTTCCAGAAGAATTCTGAGAAGAACTCACAGAAGAATTTCCAGAAGAATTTCCAACAACTGAATTAGGACTGCCTAAATTATTGTTTGAACCAGGACTGGCTATATTATTATTAACAATGCCTCCTCCAAGATTATTAGTATTAGTATTTATATTATTAATAGATCCAGGCACAGGTGCAGACACTACTGGTGGTATTGTCACTGCGGGTGTAGGTGCGGGTGCGGGTGCAGGCGCGGGTGCAGGCGCGGGTGCAGGCGCGGGTGCAGGCGCGGGTGCAATTTCATCCGAATCCTCGCATTCACCTTCCTCACAACCAGTGCTAGTATCAGATTTTTTTCGTTCATTTAATTGTTTAAACATATATGAAGCAACAGAACTATTTGAATCCTCATATAAAGAATTTGATTTAAACTTTTGTTCTCCCCAATAATAATTTAAAGGACTATTTTGCTGCTGTTGTAACTGTTGTAACTGTTGTTCCTTGAGTTGTTCTTCTATTGATTTGGTAGGACGTTTCCAGTTATTAGTTTTAGCCAGTTTGGTAATAGATTCAGAAATGACTTTAACCAATGGATCTTGTGTATTTTTGGGGGTTGACATATAATTATCCTTTATTTTATATTTATAATTGTTAACAATTCCATTTTCTTAAAGATTTATTGATTCTGGAATCTGGATCGTTTGCAGTTTTTGCACTGGTTAGTTTTCGTTTCATTCCGGTCATTCTTCGACAGAACGACTTTCTTCGTTTATCGTCTTTGGAACCTTTTTTAATTTTTGATGGATCTTTGGTGACTGCTGTTTGAAGTTTAGACCCAGGATTTGCCCTTCGATAAGAAGCTACTCCTTTACGATTAAGGCCTCCTTCCGGATCTTTTCCTTCTTTTCTGGTCCAGGCTGGACTTTTTGCTTCTGTTATTGGTGTTTCGTGCAGTCCGTGCATAAAAAACGAATGAACTGCAGCCGGCATTACAGATTCTCCGTCTATTCTTAGAGTAGGAAATTCTTCAATCAGTCGTGTTCCTAATGCATGAAGATAATCTCGAGTAGGTTTAGAGCCGTCATGTGTTTTCTTAACTTCGTTTAATGCCTGTTCGTATATTTCTATATGGTGAGGTTCAGGTGGTTCTGCAGTTCCTTTCAGAACAGAGTGCATGACAGTGATGGCATCCTGTCTTGGATCTCGGCCTTGAATTTCTGTTAAATATTGTAAGAATGAACGCATCGAAATATGTATATTATTTTATTCTTGTAACAATTTAGGCTTTTTGGATTTAGAGGCTGTTTTCAGATACCAAATTGTGCTTACACCCAATAATAACAAATAAAATAATAATCCATACCAATTAAAACGAGTAACTGTTATTTCTGTACCGCTCTTAAGAGATATTTCTAAACCAGAATCTAATTTAACTGGAACAGGTTCTTTCAGATTCAAAGAAGTATTTACAGGAATAATTATTTGAGTGTTTTTGGGAAACTCGAATACTTTAGAATCTGTCTCAAATTTAACAGTTTCTCCGAGTGTAGCCTCAACCGAAGAAGTTGTAGTTTGAACTGAAGTTCCTCTGGGTAAAATTACCGTAGACGATTCGTTCAAAACAACATCGGTATCTTTTGTTAAAACATCTGGAGTTTTTTTAGTAAACTCCGGCATCTTTACTACAGGACTACACCCACATAGTGTCGTTAAAACCGTCAAAGTACATAATATATTTTTCATTTATTTACCTTTTTTCTTTGCTTTCTTTCGAAGTTTAATTTTTGTTTTTGTTTCGATCTTACGACTAGTTTCACAACTAGTAGATTTAGAACATCCGATTGTATTGCATATCCATAAACGAACCGGTTGAATTTTACATTTCAACCAACTGGCACCAGATACTAATTTACTGTTTAACCATTCCATGTGATACTCCTTTACGATTTGTTTGCAGCAGCTGCACTACCAAAGTAAAATCCTACGATTGAAACTAATATTTGTCTGTTTTCTACTGTAAACAAATATCCGTTAACGGTTTGAAACAAGGTTGTGGTAGAAGACGGAATTAATCCAAACAACCATTCAGGTGATTTGTATTCTACTTCAACTATTGTTGGTATATTGAAAAACGGAAGAATAAACGGAGCTAGTATTGTACCGAAAAGAATTGCCAGTACAATTGTCTGACGAACTCCTTTTCCTACATCAACAGGAACTCGTTTTACTGCTGCGTCTTTTGCAGATTCCGTGGCATTATGGGCAGTTAAAAGTCGTTGAAAGTTTTCTTGATCGTTCTTTCTTTTTTCTGCCATGTGACGAAATATAAATCCCGTTATTCCGCCTCCTATTAATGTTATGAGTTCCGTTGGAATCATTTTCTTCTTTTTCTCCTTAGTATAGGTGGACGCCGTCTTACTACAACATTGCCGTCTGAGGCATCTTGTCCTATACCTGCGATGCCTCCTGCACCTACACTATTTATAACAGGAGAAGCTTGTACTGCCTCTCCTTCTTCTCTCAAAAAACCCATTATATTAGATAAAATAGACTCTTTTAAAGAACCTCGAAGGAGACGGTTGCCGTATTTCTTTTTTTGTGCAGGAGACATCCCGCGTGGCATCATGCTGTGTGCTGTTTCTGTGTCTCCGCTCTGCAGTGCATTTCGCAACGCAGTACCAGATATATTACTCAATTCTGTACCAGATCCTCTGGTTTCTCCTACCTGATGAAATTGCAAATCTAAATCAACTAATTCTCCAGATTGTGTTTTCCATTTTCCTCCGTGTTTAGTCATGTATCTGGTTAAACTGTCTGCAAGATTATTTGGTCCTTTTGTAGTTATTCGATCCGATCCTCCAATAAAATGAATTTTCGTGTGTCCTTGACTAATTAATTCGTCAATATGATGAAAAGGATTTACGGATTCGGGAGAAGTCACAGAATGGATTATGTCCCCGAGATGAGGTTTTGCTGCACTTTGTAGAATTTGACTTTTTTCTTCATGAGACAGGATATGTCCACGAGAAGTTGTTGGTCCGTGTACAAAATGAGAGGCTCCAAGTTTTCGAGCCAATTCTATACCCTGTCTAGTCATTTCACCGTGTGCATCTGTTATAGTTCCAAATTTTCCTGAATACAACACAACACCAGTTGATTTGAGTTTTTTATCGAATTTGCCTATTTGTTCAGAATTTGCTTTGCTAAAAGTTCTTGGAACAAATTTAATCATACTTCCTCCTATTTCAGATACTATTCCTTCGTGTTGATGGCCTTCTGCTGGAGTTAATTCTGTAGCATGTTTAGTCACATGATCAACAATAATATCTCTTGCTTGATCTATACTGTTATGAGCATCGAATAATTTTTTAAGTGTTTCTGTGTCTCGAGATAAAATATCATGGTGTGTTTGATATCTTAATTTGTCTTTTGATTTTGCTTTTGATATTTGATGATCAGTAAATTCTTTGAAACCTTCTAACGTTCGTTCGTGTGTTCCTCTTTGTACTGCATTGGAAAATTTAACAAGATAAGCAGAACGAGATGCTAATTTATTGGTAGGATCTTGATGTTTGGATATCTCTCTCATCAATCTTTTAACTTTTTGATCTGAAAATATTTTAGATGCACTAGCAATATGACCTTTTAGTATTTTTGTAGATTCTGGATCAAGTTGCGGAAGATTGGTTAATTCTAGACGAGGATAATGTTGTGCATCTGTATTTAAATGACTCATATCAGGATGTGATTCTAAACGCTCTCGGGTTTCAGAATCAAATCTGCCGTGTACTGCTATTTGACTTTTTACAGATCTAGGAGTATTGTATTGAATTAAATTTCCTTTTCCTCCTAAAATAACATCT